GAAAAGTATTCGGTGATTCATTTATGATAGCTGATAGTGGGCGTTGGTATCGTCCCGAACGAATTAACGTTCTAAAATGTGTGTGTGAAAATGTACATTAATGCCTCCTGATTGTTGTGATTACAATGGTCTGACTGCACCATATCCAAATTCATTTGGAGAAATGACAATGTATAAAGATGGTGTTAGGTATGAAGAGGATGATGATTTTGAGGAATTTATCATTTGTGAAAACGAAGAAATGTTTAAGGAAACCGTAATAGAACTATTAAATAACAATAAATATGAAAACATTTTTTGAGTGTAAAATTCGCTACGAAAAAGTAGCAGAAAATGGGATGAATAAGAAAGTAAGTGAGCAATACCTAGTTGATGCGCTTAGCTTCACTGAGGCGGAAGCACGTATTATATCTGAAATGACACCGTTTATCAGTGGCGAGTTCACTGTTTCGGACATTAAACGCTCCAATTACAGCGAACTGTTCCCCTCTGAGGAAGATGCAGCCGATCGATGGTTTAAGTGTAAGCTGTATTACATCACTCTGGACGAAAAAAGCGGAGCGGAGAAAAAGACATCATGCTATATGCTTGTTCAGGCAGCAGATTTGAGAGATGCTGTAAAGAAACTTGACGAAGGAATGAAAGGCACAATGGCAGACTATGTGATTTCATCCATAGCCGAAACCGCCATCATGGATGTATATCCGTATGAAGCGGAAAATGATTCCTGCTTATCGGAATACCCAAGTGGACACAAGACGGAAGCTGTCATAGGCGGAAAGAGCGTCATTGTAGACAAAACGGGAAATTCAACTGTAGTTTTACCTAGTTAAATTGTATATATATGGCAAACGAACAACAAAATCAGGTTTTCCATCATTGGAGAACTGGAAGTCAATCTGATTATGTGGGAGTAGAAATACTCCCTAACGGTCAGTCTATTATTGCTACAATATCCCATATCGTATGGGATGAGAATGCAAAGGTACAAGGTAGTAAGAAACCATCATGGATTGCTTACTTTAAAGAAGCAGACCTTGTTCCTAAACCTATGCTATTGAACAGTACGAACCGCAAACGCCTTACAAAGCTGGCACAAACTGATTATCCTGAAACCATCCATGATTTCCGTGTAATATTATGCAAGGAACTGACACGTGACCCAAGCGATGGAGGAAAGGTTTACGGATTGCGTATAGGGCGTGATGTTCCGCCACCACCACAGAAAGAGAAGATGACAGTGAACTCTGATAAATTCAAGGCTGCATTGGAAGCGTTGAAAAGTGGAAAATGCGACATTGGATACATCACGGCAAGCTATGATGTGGACGCTGAAGCTATGAAATTGTTTAACGAAGCGACTAAGAAATAATGGAAGCAGAAGAAAAAGAAAAACTATGGCTTATGAAGAGGTGTGGTAAAATCACCTCTTCCGCCATTGGAAAACTTATGGTTTCCGGGAGAAGGGAAATGACACCTTCCGAACTAGAGGTTGCAAAAAAACAGGGTGTAAAGAGAAAGACAGTTGATGTTCCTTTCGGAGATACAGCTATCTCTTATCTTTATCAGGTTGCAAGGGAGAGAAGGTTAAACAAACCATGCCGACATATATCCACTTCTGATATGGAGTGGGGAAAGGATCATGAAAAAGACGCTATCGAGTGTTTTAACCATAACACGTTCTCTAGACTAATGTCCTGTGCGGATGATTTTGACGAAATTGTTTTTGTCGATAATATCTATGATGGATATGGAGATTCTCCCGATGGATATGGATTTGATGTCAATGGTAAATTATCTTATATAGCAGAAGTGAAATGCTTTACTTCTGAAAGTAAGATTGAATATTTGAGAGAAGCCACAAAGGAACAGGCTATAGAGGAATACTATTGGCAGCTAATGTCGCATTTCCTTTCCCATCCCGATGTGGATAAAATGTATTATATCGTATATGACGGTAAATCTGATGATGATCCGTTTGATTTACGCCCAGTTAACGATCCGTCAAGGCTTTTGTATTGGGAACTTGACAGAAGCGATTATAAAGATGATATAGACAGGATGGAGGATAAGTTACAAATGGCTCTAGCTTATCTTTCATTCAACGAACGTGATGCAAAAAAATACCCAATAAGTAAAGTAAATGACTACATTAATCAAGCACAACAAACCTAATCGTGGGGATGAAATAATCATCCCCTATCTTGCCATAGAAAACAATATCAACTTTATCATGCTCAATGGGGGTGTAGGTGACGTTGAACTTATGGACGGAACGAAATGTAAGTCAATAAGCTGCACTCCTATCAAATTTGATGATGCAGGAGATGATATATATCGTATATATGGTATAGGAAAAGAAGCATGGAAAATGGCATGGCTGAAAAGAGTACATGCAATGAGTGATGAAATTGTAAAACTAAAGTTAGATTTCAATGCCAGCAATTAGCGAATTATGGATAGATTATCCAATATCTTACCGTGACGAAAAAGGAAGGTTCGTCAAAGGTCATAATTATGGATTCAAGAAAGGAAGGGAAGTGTCGGATGAGGAACGTGAAAAGAAAAGAGTTCTTATGAAGGAACTCATAAATAAACGAAAGGAAAACGGTTCTTATCTCGGTCATAGAAACAATACAAGGGCTGTCATTGCGATAGAGGAAGGTACGAACAGATTTCTATGCTTTGAAGCCTGTTGTGACTGTGAGAGGAAATTAGGTATGCCACAACGCTCATGCAGTTCTTTTTGTAAGGGGAAAAACGGGCATAGATGGAGAAACTTTAATTTGTTTTACGAGGATGAATACGGATTACGTTGACAACTTTGAAAACTATGACAGGAAGCTAATCAAACTAAATAGTGACACTGCCATTTTGCTGCATATATTTAAGAAAAAACCAAACCACCACTTCGAGGATTGGATGGTTCTTCAAGACAATGAGGAATACTTCAAAAAAGAATGTGTTCCTGATTACGAAGATGCCGCCAGGCAGTTTGTCAAGCAGTTTGAAGGAGAAGAGTGCATGGCTTTTGTGGTTGCATTAAAAAAAGAACTTGAAAGAATCATACAAGAAGATGAGTACAAACGAAATCAGGCTAAGGGATTACCAGGAGGTGGGGATAACCCGTCTGAGAAATGCCCTGACTAATCATAAGCACGTCATATTCTCTGCCTGTGTAAGTTACGGCAAAACGGTCATAATGAGTTTTATGGCTAAAGGTGCTGTAGAAAAGGGGAATAAGGTGCTTATCGTATCCCACAGATCTGAACTTATGACACAGACAGGGGGAACGTTGGAAAGAGTTGGCATACAGGCTGAATATATCTCTCCTAAGCACAGGAACATACCCAAAGGTCTAGTAGTATCCGCAATGGCTCAAACTCTCCGTAGAAGGCTAGAAAAGCCCGAATGGGTTGAATGGGTTAAGAGTGTATCTCTCTGCCTAATAGACGAAGGGCACACCTCTGATGCGGACTTTCTCTTTGAATCTGGTTTGCTTGATGATAAGTATGTAGTAGGTCTTACAGGAACCCCGATGAGAAGTGGAAACCAAAGGCAGCTTGGCATGAACTATGAAGAGATTGTAGAAACCGCCCAGATACAGGATATGATGGACCGGGGAAACATAACCAAGTTGAGAACGTTTACGGTTGATGCGCCCGACTTGTCTAAGGTTAATACCGATTATCGCACAGGTGATTTCGATAGCAGGCAGATGGGTGCGGTGTTCAACAAGTCTGTACAGTACAAGGGGGTGATTGAAAACTATATGCGTATCTGCCCGATGAAAAAAGCAATCTGTTTTGATGCCACACAGGCAAATGCGATAAGGATGTGCGCTGAATTTAATGAAGCTGGCATTCCCGCAAAATTCCTCATATCAGGTATAGATAAGAATAAGCCGGATGAGTTAGCATTATATGAAAGATACAAGCATCTTACAGGAAACAGGGAACAGCTTATCAAGGATTTCCATGACGATAAATTCACCGTTATATGCAACAGTGGTATCTTATCTACGGGATACGATGAAACAAGTATAGAGGTTTGCATATTAAACCGTGCTACACAATCCGTTCAGTTTTATATCCAGGCAACTGGCAGGGCTATACGGCTTCACCCAAATAAGACAGAAGCATTTCTCCTAGACTTCGGTGGTAACATATCACGGCTCGGCAAGTTTGAGAAAGAACGTAAATGGGCTTTATGGCATAACAAGGGGAAATGTGAAGGAATACAAGGAGTGAAGGAATGTAAACAGTGTGGTAAATATATTGCCATAACTGCTTCGGAATGTCCTTTCTGCGGATATGTATATCCAACCGAAAAGGAAATAAGAATGGCGGAGCTGCAAGAACTGGTAGGAGATTTAAAGTTCGAGCAAATGACACCTACACAATTTTTCCAGTATGCGGAACTTAAAGGATACAATACTTATTGGGCAATACGGCAGTTGTATATCAGAAATACGGAAACTGATTTTCGTAAAGCCATGAAAGAATGCGGATATTCCAGCAAGTTTATATGGGGTTATATTCAAAGAAACAAAAAATAACATTTAATTATGGGAAAAAATTTACTTAACAGCGATGGTAAAATTGCCTTGTTTCACGAAACGATAAGGCTTGACTTTAATCTGCCCAAATACTCCGTTATAGAGCAGAAAGATCCTAATCCAAGTGTAATGTCTTACGATTTCCTAAAACAATACATGGAAAGCAATGACAAGGAAGGAGTGGCGGAATTTAATCTTACCGTTTCACCGACAATGCTTGATTCTGTAAAAACAAACCAGGAGCACAAGCAAGTAAGAACCTCTCTTCTTGGCATAAACCATAAGGAAGACTCATGGTTTAAAAAGATTAAGGACTATGTAGACGAATACAGAAGATCCAAGTTTGATGTGATACATTTCTTCTCTGAGGTGAAGATACAGACAGAAAACGAGATGAAGCAATACAGGGATAGGATAAAAGACTATATACTGATGCTAGGTTATGCTGAAAGATCAGGTCAATATGCCTTGAAAGAAAAACTGTTCCGAAACATGGTGATATGCAAATACGAAAGCATATTGTTCAGCAAAGGATTATACAAGGCTATATCAGAGGAAAATCTTATGAAGTTTGCAAAAGGATGTCCGAAAAATCTATGCCTTGATTATATTTCTGACTATACTAGAATCATACCATTTGACATAATTAGGAAAAAGACTGACATAGACAAATATGAAATATTCGACAACTATGTTATCCTCCATTATGACTTTGATAATAACGGAACAGATTTACCGTCTGACAAGAAAAAAGAAGAGATGAAAAAAAGAAAAGACCCTATTCTGTTTGGTGTTATTGCAGGAAGCAACAAACTATACTTCATCGGTGACTGGATTGACGAGTATTGCGATTTGCGGTTCGATGATGTAGTAAAACAATGCACGGACGATTTCTTGTCAGAAAACATTTCTTTGGATGATCTTACAAAATAGCAACACAAAGCCTTGCAGGAACGGAGAGTGTTGCTGCTGTCGCTGCAAGCATAGATATACGGTTATTGTGGACGGTTTGTTTGTTGGATATGTCTGCTATATTCCTTGGTTTGAAAAAAACGTTGCCATGAAGATAAGAAACAGCGGACATGATATGTGTGAAGGATTTGAGATGGTTGATAACAAACTTTAACCTTTTATTCTTCTCACATATCCCATTTCGTGATACCTTTGCCAAATACAATTTTTTTTTATCATGGCTGAGGAGAAACGATCTGCGGAAGAAAAGAAAATGCAGAAAGATATAGTAGTTAGTTACAGGAACGAGAAAGAAGGTAAAGGATGCAGGGGATTGCTTGTGGCATTTTTTTCCGAACTTCTCCATCCTGCTGTAAGTGGTAACAAGTCGGCTGAATTCCGTGCTCTAGGGGCAAAGAAAAGTATGCCGGACCTTGCTTATATACATGACGGTAAGATATATGGCATAGAACTTAAAATGCCTGACAGTAACCATGACCGTAATCATATAATAGAACAAGCTGATGTGATGGCTACATATTTCTTTAGAGGATATTTTGTATGGTCTAAGGATATGTTATGGAATATACTTGACGCTATTGAGCGTGGTCAGCCTATAATGTCGAATACATTACAGGTTAAAGATTACTGTTTACGTAACAGCACTACAAAAGTAAGTTTTGAAAAAATAATTAAAGAGCTGTTTCAATGAAAGTTATATATAACAAAATTATTCCATTCAAGGGGTACAAGTGTATAAATTTGTTTGGGGTTCTTTTCGTAAGAAAAGGATGTACGATGCGTGAAAGCGATTACAATCACGAAGCGATTCATACAAAACAAATGAAAGAACTTTTGTATGTTCCGTTTTACATTTTGTATATTTTGGAATGGCTGTACAGGCTTACACAAAAAGGTAATGCGTATAGAAATATATCGTTTGAGAAGGAAGCCTATTATAACGAGAACGACATGGATTACCTTGATAAAAGAGAACATTTTTCTTGGATTGAATACATTTGAATTTTACATTTATGAATAAGATAGTTTTTGATAGAAAAGTTTTATATTTAACGTTAAACTCAGCCAAAGCCTGTCTTTCCGATACAGGCTTGACGATATTGAAATGTTTCCGTTTTAAATATGTAGCATCAGAAAATTCAATAGAGGTTACTTCATACAATAACCTTAATGAGATGCGTTTGATCATTCCAGTTGTTGATTCAGACTGTAATGACAGACAGGAGTTTGCAGTAGACGGAATAAGACTTGTAAAGCTGCTCAAAACAGTAAAGGATTCCATTGTTACGGTAAAGATATATGATAAGGATATAATATTCTCTTACAATGGCAGTGAAGCGTCTTTCTTTGCGGAAGATGTAGAATCTTATCCTGATATTAAAATGGGTAAGCGTGGTATCGGGATAAGGGTCAACTTGAACAGGAATGATCTGTATAGAGCATTAAAAAGGAACATAGGATTTAATGATATCAGTGACGTTGTGACCAGCCTTAGTGGAGTGGGGATAAATTTTATTTGTTCCAATAATTGCATTGATATATGTTCGTCCGATAAGATTGTATTTGTAAGAGATGTTATAGAATGTCAGCCGGATATATCAAAGGACTTGTGCATAAATGTAATGCCTACTTCGGTAAAGGAAGCGTTATCCTTTCTTGAAATGTTGTCAGAAGAAAATGTAACTGTTTCTGTATCTGATGATGAAAGGGTGATGTCTATATCTTATGGGGATTTCGGGTCTGTCTTTAATTGTACTCTGATGGAGGTTAAGTTTGTAAACTACCTGCCATTGGTAAATAATATAAAATCAAACTTTAATTACTTTATTAAAGCAAGAACTAGCGACTTGATAGATTCCCTTTCAAGAATAAAGGTAATGTCAGATGTGTATAATATATCACATTTTGTTTGCAGGGAGGAAGATAATAAAATGGATATAACATACACAAATGATGCAGGATATAAAATATCGGAAAATGTCGGAATTGAAGGATATTGTCAAGGGCGTTTGGATTGCAATCTGAACATTGAAAAGATGATTAACGCATTGAAAGTATTTCCTGGGGATTATGTTACATTGGCATATACCAATCCTGATAATAATGCTCCTATATGTATCATTAACGAAGAGGGAGATTATAAATTAATGGGCGTAGTAAACATTTTTAAGAGTTGCTAACTATTGTTTAACCTATCGAATATACAGTTTTATTATTTTTGCAATAAAAATATATAAGACATGGAAGATAAAGAAAGAACAATTCAGATTCTCGCTGAAACAATAGATAGGTTAAACAAGACTATAGAATCACAGAACAGTCTGATTGAGGATTTAAGAAACAGGCTTGAAACAATTCAGAACGAATATAGCCCTTCAATTATGACTGTAGGCGTATTGATAGAAAAGTTGAATAATACAAAGACAAGAAGCGGAAAGGTAAGATTTGAAGCATTATCCAAACATATAATGCCATATCTTACCAATCAGCTTTATGACGAGTATGATTTTAATGATGCCATTCCTACGTTCAAGGAAGTTCCGTCCGTTGAAAAGCCTGTAAATCGTGATATGATAGATGATATGATCAATGTTATAAAATCAAAGAGAAAGATAAGCGAATCATCCCAAAAGGCATATCTTTTAATGCTTAAAAGAATATTGTCCGAATCAAAAGAGATGAGCAAATATATCAATGATTATATTATCTCACTGAACGTAAAATCTCCTTCAAATATATCTCTTACGGATGAAGAAATAGAATTATTCTGGAATGTCGAGCCGTTTAACGTTACAGAAAAAATAGTAAAGAAATTGTTTCTGATTCAATGCTATACTGCCATGAGATATTCCGATATTTTCAGATTGAAAGATTCTATGATGGAAGGAAATGTTATTTCGTATATATCAAAAAAGACAGGTAAGAACGTTGAGGTTCCCGTACCTTCCAAGATTATAGAAATGATAAAAGAGGTTAGATCGTTTGATAAATACAACATAGAATCTTCGTTAAAGACAACAATGAACGAAGTTCTACCAACCCTTGGATGTAGAGCAGGTATAAACAAGCAGGTATTTGTAAGACGGGCTAATGTACTTATGAAAGGACCGAAATATCAGTTCATCAAGACACATACAGGACGTAGAACAGCTATTACAAGATGGGCTAATATGGGAATACCAGAAGCAGAACTAAAATCTATGGCTGGTCATTCTGATATAAGAACGACTAACAGATATATTACTGCAAGCGTATCAAATAAAACTAAAAATATTTTAACGGATGGAAATTTTGGAGAATGTGCTGTCTATTGACAAAATAAAACACCTGCAAGAACTTGGAGTGAATACAGGTAACGCATCAATGACTTGGATGTTATATCCTTATGAAGAAGGCAAACAACCACAATTATCTTTACGAGAGTGGAGAACTTTCAAGGAACCGTTCAGAAAAGAACATTGTATTCCTTCATTTACCTTGCTTGACATATTTGAACTGTTACCAAAAGAGATAAAAATAGGAACGGATACTTATTGGATTACAATGTATTTTAGTGACAATTGTTGGCATATATGTTATTCTATGTCTGACGAATTTGATTATTATCAAGAATTTTTATCTTACTCATTAATAGATGCAGCTTATGAAATGCTATGTTGGTGCGTTGAGGAAAGATTGATATCATAAAGATAAAACGGAATTAATTCAAAACTAAACCGAAAGGAACTAATATGGGAAAGAATATCAAAGGTCTTGCTGGTTCAACCATCTTCACTCAAAAGATGGTTGAACAAATGAATGGCATAAACAAAAACAATAAAGGGAAAGCATCCCCAATTTATATACCAACTAAAAAACGGAAGTAATGGAAGCTAAATTTAGGATTGGAGAAAAAGTAAAAATAGCCAATCATCCAGATAAATCTAAGATTGGCAAAGAGGTTGAGATAATTAACCTCCATCATTCTAATTATAATCCACAAAAGGGATATGTGGATGAATGGTTATACAATGTATGGGATGGTGCGAAATCTTTAGGATGGGCACCTGAGTGCGACTTGGTAATTAATAAACCTTCATAACGAAACAGATATGAACGAATTGGAACAAGATAAAAGATATGTTTTTGGAGATATGATTATAGTAGCCACTACTGACTTTGACTTTAATCCTATCCTAAAAATTAGCACAGATGCCGGAAATGTGGTTGTAATGCCATCATCCGATAATAAGATTATTGTAAAATCAACCGTGGATAAATAAAAAATTAGAAGGAGGTAATTATGGGATCATTTATAGCCCAACAGCCAAACGGCTTATATTGTCGGTTTAGTACAATTGTTGATACAGTCACGCACTACAATATGACAAAAGATGATTACATAGAAGTATGCAAAGACCGATTAGGAAAGAAACGTGGAGAAGAAGAGGCTAATGATATTTTAAAAAACTATATGCACCCTTTTAACGATGTTCTTGAACAATTCATTCCTAATAATGATTCGGTTGAAGAGTTTAATATCCGCTTGAAAGAGATGGGGTATATGGATGAGTTTAATGGATAATCCTAAAAATGAAGAAATTATTGAACAAGATAGATATGAAACAGACAGTAGAAGAAGCGGCAAAAAAATATTCCAATGATTGCAGAAACAGGCAGCGTCATTGTGAACCGTACTGCATTGTTGACTTTATTGCTGGTGCCGAATGGCAGTTAAAGCAATCTCCGTGGATAAGCGTTAAGGAACGGTTGCCGAAAGAGGATGGATATTACTTTGTTACTGATGGTGATGTTGTTGAGAAAGTTTATTTCTTTAAAAAATGGAATAAGTTTACATCAACTAGGGATTATCCTCACCTGTTCTACAATGAAGGCGTAATAAAAGCATGGCTTCACATCCCGTCTTTCGATGATATACTCGAAGCTAACAGGGATGTACTTGAACGAATTAAAGAGAAAGGGGACTAATATGGAAAGGTACAGAATCATACGAGGAGAAGGGTGCAACGGTTGTATTCCCATAATAATATATTGGGTACAAGTCAGAAAAGACAAACGTATTTCATACGAATGGGTGAATGTAAAGGGCTTTGACACCTATAAGAGAGCTAAAGAGTTGTTGAATGTTTTAAAATGAGGAATTGATTATGAGCAAATATAGATACAGAGAAGTAAAGAACTATATCCATAACGAACTAAAGTTGACTAAAGAGGATATAAAGGATATAATAGTTTCAATCGTGAAAGAGGAAGTTAAACGTATCTTCCATAACACCTATGGGGACGATGTTAATATAGAGAGGTGGATTCGTTGTATGGTTTCTGACGAGATAAAGAAAAACGGTGATTTCTTAATGATAAGAAATTTGTGTAGGGAGATAATTAAGGAGGAAATTGTCGATAGGTTGTCAATTGATATAAGCCTTAAAAAGAAGGAGGAATAATTATGAGTATGTTTACGTTAGAGGAAGTGAATCAAGCGATCAATATGGCAGTTGACGAAACATCTAGAAAGGCAGTTGAAGTTCTTTCGTCTGTATTGGACAATTGGGTACATGGCGGTGATGCAGATTGTATCATTGCGGAGTTTGAGGAAAAGTTAAATGAAGCGATTAATGGATAAAAGATGATGGGTGTATAGATGAAAATCATGAAAGGAAATATATTTGACAAAATAAGAAAAGCATCTAATAAATACATAGAGTATATGATTGCTTGTGATGATATATCCAAAGAAGCACAAAAACATATAGATTGGGATGATAATGTTTCATGTGAATATTATCCGTCTGATGGAATATGTATAATGATAGACGAGCATGTTTGTTATGCTAATACATTCTTTGACTTGGTAGAAGAATCAGAAAACGGTATGATTGATAGGAAAACATATATGAGAAATTGTATTTGATTATGGAAATAAAGAACGGAATAATAATAGACGGAGTGTTGCATGAATTGTGCGTTGGAATATGTGATGAGTGCTCATTACAAAATGAGTGTGATGATAGTTCAGAAATCATTTGCGATATAGCTTATGAAAACCCAAACATGGACCAGTGCTTTGTCAGTCGTGGGAAAGTAACGGATATTAAGATAGATAAGGAGGAATAATTATGGGATTTACAACACCGTGTTTTATACGCAAAAATACACAGGAACTTCGGAGAGGGCTGGAAGAATTGGGGTATTCACATGGTAAGCCTAAATATTATGCAGATGATGATAATAAGTATGATTTTATTATGTGTCATAATGGAATATTCTTTTTACTATCCCAAAAGAATCATGTGATAAGAAATGGGCATCCTTTGAAAAAATATGGAAGTGTTGATTGCGGAACGAATGAAGAACTATTCCTGGCTATCGCTGCATTGAGGGATGATAGTAACTACATGCAGTGGTTTATAGCAGATTCCATTCTTAGCGTTTCTTATGGCGATTCTATTGGTAATGATCATTATTTCACAGAACTCAAAGGCATTATGTTCTTTTGGGATGAAAATTGGGATAATGCAACCATTATTTCAGGACGTTATCACAAGGCCACCGTAAACGAACTGATTGAACATTTTAAAACAAAGGAGGAACAATGAAAGCAAGAGTAAAATCAACTGGAGTTTTGGTAGATGTAACTCCCCAATTAAACATCAACTCTCAACATAGCAAAGATTATTTA